TGAAATATCAAGTGCTGATGATACAAGACTGAAGATAACTGATACAGGCGATTCAAGTGAATTAATGTTTAGAAGTGATGGTGTTAATACTCAAATTTATACAAATACTGCTCACGACCTTGGTATATATACAAATGGTAATGTAGGACAAATACATTTAAAACAAAGTAATGGCAATGTTGGAATTGGAACGAGTAGTCCTAGTGCAAGACTTGATGTTGTTACTGACACTGTTGTTTATGCAGCAGAGTTTACACAATCAAAGACCACAAATGGAGATGGAGTCTTTATATCAGTAGGAAGTACAGCAGCTGCAGATTATGCTTTAACAGTTAGAGCAGATGCAGGAAACACTTCTGTATTAGCTGCTAAAGCAAATGGACATGTTGGTATTGGTACTTTTTCTCCAGGAGCTAAATTAGAAATTAATGGTAAAGATGATGCAGGTGCTAGTGATTTACTTAGATTAGTATTTGATAACTCTCCCGCTGATACAGGAATAACATTTACAGATATTAATAGTACTGTTAAAAGTAGAATTTCTATGGATTCTTCAAATACCAATGATTTACGAATATCTTCAGGTACTCAAACGCATTTATATGGTGGTACTTCAAATGGAACTGGTGATGGACATTTGAAAATAAACAGTAGTGGTCATTTTACATCAGTGTATGGCATGATTGTTTCAACTGCTACTTTTGCTGAGGTTAGTAATGTTGGCTTTGGCTCATATAATAATGGAGCTTGGGTAAACAGCAAATCCGGCACTAACGGTTGGCTAGCCACAGCTGGAAATGGGGTCCTAAGGTGGGGAACTGGTGCAGTTTATGTAAATGGGTCCTTATCTAAAAACTCAGGTTCTTTTAAAATACCGCATCCATTACCAAGCAAAAACTCAACACATGCTTTGGTTCATTCATTTATTGAGGGTCCACAAGCAGACAACATTTATAGAGGAGTTATAGATTTGGTAGGCGGCACAGCAACTATAAATATAGACACAGTATCAGGAATGACAGAAGGTACTTATGTACTATTAAATACAAACACTTCATGCTTTACTTCAAATGAAACAAATTGGGATGCAGTCAAAGGAAGTGTATCAGGAAACATATTAACTATTAATTGTCAGAATTCATCATCAACAGCAACTGTATCTTGGTTGGTTATTGGTGAAAGACATGACCAACACATGAAAGATACTGATTGGACTGATTCTGATGGTAAAGTAATAGTTGAACCATTAAAAGAAGAAGAAGTAAATTTAGGGGATTAATAATAACTACATTGGAAGGATAAACTCTTATAAATAGATTATAATAGGAATAAATAATGGCAAAACCAAATTCAAAAACTACATTTAAGGATTACTGCTTGAGAAATCTCGGAGCACCTGTAATCGAAATAAATATTGATGATGACCAATTGGACGATAGAGTTGATGAGGCTTTACAATTTTACCAAGCATATCATGATGACGCAATAGAAAAAGTTTACTTAAGGCATGTGGTAACAAATTCAGAAATAACTTTAACAGGTTCAGTCGCTGGTAATTTCACAGAAGGTGAAATAATTACTGGTGCTACATCTGGAGCAAAGGCTGTAATAAAAACTGGTGTTGCAACTAAAATTACATATAACGCATTAAAGGATTCAAACAAAGTGTTTGCAGTAGGTGAAACAATTGCTGGAGCCGACTCTGGAACAACTGCTGTTACAGCAGCAATAACTAAAGGTGATATTGAGAATGGTTATTTACCACTTAATGATTTAGTTACAGATGTTGTTCGTTTATTACCAATAAGAGATTCAGTTGCCTCAACAGATATGTTTGATGTAAGGTATCAAATGCATTTAAACGATATACATTCTCTTGGCTTCATGGGCAGTCTTACTGATTATGTAATGTCACAACAATTTCTATCACTTTTGGACCAAGTAATTGATTCAGATGAAAAACACGTTAATTTTGAAAAACATAAAAATAGATTAGATGTATTTATGGATTGGTCACAAGAAGTAGAACCAGGCGACAGTTTAGTTGTTGAGTGCTATAGAGTTATTGACCCAGACACATTTACAGATGTATATAACGATTATTTCTTAAAGAGATATGCAACGGCATTGATTAAGAAACAATGGGGAATGAATCTATTAAAGTTTGAGGGTATGGTAATGCCTGGTGGAGTCACGTTTAATGGCCGTCAATTGTTTGACGATGCCGTATCAGAATTAGAATTATTAGTAGAAGAATGTCGATTAAACTGGGAGAAACCAGTCGACTTCATGACAGGATAAATTATGCCGAGAAATGTATATTTTTCTCAGGCTGTAAAGAGTGAACAAAACCTTTACGAAGACCTGATTATAGAATCATTACAAATATATGGGCAAGATGTCTATTATATTCCTCGTACTCTTGTAAATAGAGATACAGTTTTAAATGAAGACCCTGCGTCATCATTTGACGATGCTTATTTGCTAGAAATGTATATTGAAAATACCGATGGGTTTGAGGGTGCTGGTGATTTATATTCCAAATTTGGATTAGAAATTAGAGATGATGCAACATTTATAGTCTCAAGGAGACGCTGGGAAAATAGAGTTGGTGTTTTCTCAAGCAATGTTGTTGACCCAAGACCACAAGAAGGAGATTTATTATTCCTTCCAATGACCAATTCATTCTTTGAAATATCATATGTCGAAGATGATACTCCATTTTTCCAATTATCGAACCTACCAACATACAGAATGACTTGTTCATTATTTGAATATAATGATGAGGACTTTGAAACAGGTATTGAAGGTATAGATAATAAAGTAGCTCAGGCCGCATATCAACAAAGAATGGATGTTACCATTACAGGTGGTAATCACTTTGAGGTTGGAGAACAAATAGAACAATTATTAAACTTTGATACCTCTGCTGTTAATGTTGCAGTTACGGCTGCTGGTGGTGCATTTTATTTAGACACTGTTCAGTATCCTCCTCGAACTTTACCGATAGGTGCGACTGTTACCTTTGACCAATCCAATGCTTCTAATGCAACACACTTATTTAGATTAAGTACAACTCCAAACGGAACACATGCAAGTGGGACAGAATATACAACAGGTGTAACTGTAACTGGTACTCCTGGCCAAGCTGGTGCAAAAACCGTAATAGCCGTATCAGCCACAACGCCGGTATTATATTATTATTGTCCAAATCATAGTGGTATGGGTTCAACAGCTAAATTAACTCCACAATATATATCTCCAGTCAAAGTATTTGGTGAAGTTCTACAAAGAATTAAATCATCAGACATACAGGCTTCTGTATTTGTGGGTCACATTGGTGCCTCTGGTACATCAGACTTTAAAGAATTTACTGTTGGTGGTGTTGTAACAGGCACAACAAATAGTTATTCTGGAACCATTGCAAAAATATATAGTGACTTAACTGACACAACAGGAAATGCCTGGGCTGCAGATGGTGGTTCACAGAACATTGACTTTGAATTAGACGCAGATGGGTTTATGGACTTCTCAGAATCCAATCCATTCGGCGACCCATCGGAGACTAACTAATGTTTGGTGACCATTTTTATCACGCCACAATGCGTAAATCAGTTGCTATCTTTGGTACACTGTTTAATAACCTAAAGGTTCTAAGAAAAGCAGCAGATGGTAGCGTATTAAATCAGGTAAGAGTTCCATTAGCTTATGGGCCAAAACAAAAGTTTTTAGCCAGATTAGACCAAGAAACTGGATTCGATGCTCCTATGGCTATAAAATTGCCTAGAATGGCATTTGATAACCGGTTTAAATTGATTCTGTACAAAAAGGACAGAAGAGAAATAAAATAGTAGAAGAACATGCTTCTGATGTAGGTAAAAAGAAAACCATACAACATCACACAGCTTATAATATTGAGATGTCTTTATATATTATGGCAAAGAATCAAGATGATGGGTTACAAATCGTAGAGCAAATATTACCATATTTTGTACCAGAATATAATGTATCAATAACACCTGTTACTGGGTTTAATCATAAGCAAGATGTTTCCGTAGTATTAAATGGTGTATCAATAGATGACCAATACGAAGGCGATTTTGTAGAGCGTAGGGTATTAATATATCAATTAGATTTTTCTATGAAGATGAAGTTTTATGGACCTACAGCGAACCAAGCAATTATTAGAGAAATAAATATTGATTTCCATGATAAAGATGTAACAACAAAAATGTTCGAAGAGATGGACTTTACGGTTGGGGCAACCGATACTGAATCAAGCTTTACGGTCACAACAAATATAACTGAAGATGGAATTGAATAGTGGAAAAGAAAGAACAGATGATGGCCAA